ATCCACTTTTCTTCTCGGAGCTCATTTCGAATCTTTCTTCGCAATATGCTCGCGCAACTAATGCGTACAACTCAGGACAAATCATCACAGGTGCAACAAAGACTGCAACTGGTTATGGCTCAGACATCACAGCAGCAGAATTGCTTGCTTGGGTTTCAGCTGGAGCAGTTTCAGTTTATTCAAACACTTTCAAATTCGCTGATGCAATCGTCGTGTCGCCAGCCATGTGGGGGCGTATCATGTCTTTCAACGTCGATGGACGCCCAATCTATAACGCACTTCAACCACAAAACGCAGCTGGTAACGCACAGCCACGTTCATTGCGCGGTTCAGTAAATGGAATCGATCTCTGGGTTGATACTGCGCTTTCAGGAACAGGCGATAATTCAATGTATGTCGTTAATCGCGATGCATACACATGGTACGAATCTCCACGTTTAGAGCTTCGCACCAACTTCATCAACGATGGAAGCATCGGAATTCTGCTTTACGGCTACGGCGCAACTGCAACAAAAATTGCAGCAGGCGCATACGCATTCGCGGATTAATTCCAATCAATCATCGGCTAGGTCGCTCCCGAACTAGCCGAGCAGAATAGGAGATCAGAGATGCCAAATATCATTACGGCTGAAGAGCTGCGCACGGTGCTTGGCGTCTCTGAATCTTTATACGGTGACGAATATCTAGATCAGATTATTGATTCGGCTGAACTCACAATTCTGCCTTTATTGACGCAATACCAATCAGCCATCGCGACGACTCGCATTGAAAATGGGGTCGCGTACTTTACGACAATCCGTCCATGTTACTTTGCGGTGGGTCAGTCAGTCGTGGTGGCTGGTTGCGGCGTACTTGATGACACTTACACCGTCACAAACACAATTATTCGACCATATGAATTCTCAGTGGCAACCGCTGAAGCTGACCGCGTTCTGAATGTGATTATTCCATCAGGAACTGCGACGCTAGACGGCGCATCATCAGCTGAACTTTATGCAAACGTGCCACCAGTTAAGTCTGCAATTCTTGTCGTTTCGGTTGAAATCTTTCAATCGGTTACGGCTTCAGGCAATATGACAACAAACGAAAATTTCAGTCCGAGCCCATTCGTTCTCGGTAGATCACTCCAGAGCAGAGTAATTGGATTACTTGGGCCATTCATTGACGTCGAAACGATGGCGCAATGACCATCCAATCAGAGGTTCGCGCACCTTTAGCCGCTGCGCTTGCTGGTGTGACTGCATCGGTATATCAATCACCACCAGAGACAATCATCGCTCCAGCTTGCGTAATTGTCAGTGATTCACCGTATCTGGAAAGTCTGCTCATCAATGGAGCAGTCACAAAGGTCAAAATCAATTTCATCATTTCAGCCGTGGTTGCATATAACAACAACGCAGGCGCACTAGACGGCTTAGAGCAGCTCTGCATTCAGATTCTCGGTGCTATGCCATCGGGTTACGTGGTCGGCAACGTCGAAAGACCAGCGATCATGAACGTGGGAACTGGGTCATTCTTAATGGCTGACATTTCAGTTTCGACTTATTACACACAGGAAAACGACTAGGAGAAATCAGATGGCAACGACAATCATCACTGGCAGAGACATCACTTTCACAATCGACAGTGATAATTTCGATGCACAGGCAACTTCAGCGACTTTGACCGTTGATTCAACAATCAACACGTATCAGACACTTGATGGGAAAGCGTATTACACAACAGACACACAGGGTTCATTCGCCGTTGAAATGCTTGCAGACTGGGGCGCAGTGAATTCACTTTGCGAAGCTCTATGGACTGCTGCAACGTCAGCACCTAACACACCACTTCCAGTATCACTAACAGCTGAAACTGGAGCTGTATTTACATTCGATGTTCAGCCAATTCTGCCAAGCGCAGGTGGTACTGCACCAGATGCACAAACCGTCTCACTTGCATTCACTTGTGTAACGACTCCATTACTTAACGACTAAAAAAAGAAATCGGGAGCAAAAATGAAACTAGCAATAGCAATCGAACATTCGTCGGGCGAAAGTGTCACACACGTGGCACTTCCACCTGAATGGATGCGTTGGGAAAAGATGTCGGGCAACACAATTCAACAGGTTCAAGAAAAGCTTGGAATCAGTGATTTGATGTTTCTGGCTTATCACGCTATGAAAAGAGAAGCTGCGGGCAAGCCCGTTAAGCCATTCGAAGTTTGGTGTGAGACAGTCGCTGACATTTCAGTGGGTGAGCTTGAAAGCCCAAAAGTTATCCCGTCGGAAGCTTAAGTCGCTTGGTCTGGGATTTAGCCATTGAAACTGGTCTAGATCCAAAATCTTTCGAAACAGCTGACGACATCATGACCGTGATGGAGATACTGGAGAAGCGCAGTGGCTGACGATCTAATCGCTTACGATAAGTCCGACTTGCGCGCTATTTACAAAGCTTTTAAAGCAATGGACGAAGAAGCTACGGCATCGGCTAAAAAAGAATCGAATGCTTTGGCTACTTATCTTCAGGGCAAAATTGGTTCAACTGCCGCGGGTGCGAATAACAAGGTTGCGCCGATGATTGCTGCTGGATCTAGAGTTTCAAAGTCTGCCAAGACTGGTGAAATCTCGTACGGCTTTGCATCGCAGAAATTATCTGGCGGTGGTACGACTCAGATGCTCTGGGGCGGTTACGAATTCGGATCTAATAAGTTTAAGCAATTCCCAGTCTGGTCTGGAAAAGAAGGCCGTGGATCACGTGGATGGTTTATTTATCCTACTCTGCGTGCCGAACAGCCTTACATCATAAACCAGTGGGAAAATGCGTTCAGTCGTATATTGAAAGAATGGGATTAAATGGCTACTGGATCTAGAACGCTAAAGCTCTCCATTCTTGGAGACGTTGATAATCTCAATAAGTCACTTAAAGCTGCCAATGATGACGTCGAGAATTCCAGTTCAAAGCTTGGCGATTTCAGCAAGAAAGCTGGTTTAGCATTCGCCGCAGCTGGTGCTGCTGCTGCTCTTTACGCTGGCAAGCTGCTTATTGATGGTGTTAAGTCTGCCATTGAAGATGAAGCTGCTCAGGCATCACTTGCTAAAACTTTAGGCTATGTAACGGGTGCGACCAATGACCAGATTGCAGCTGTCGAAGATCAGATAAAAAAGAACCAGTTACTTTTTGGCATTTCGGACACTCAACTTCGTCCATCTCTAGAAAGATTGCTCAGAGCGACGAAAGACGTCGAAGAAGCTCAGAAACTTCAATCACTAGCAATCGATATTGCTGCGGGTTCAGGTAAGTCACTTGAAGCCGTATCCAATGCCCTTGGTAAAGCCTATGAGGGCAATACAGGCGCATTAGCCAAGCTTGGTGTCGGATTATCAGCTGCCGAGCTTAAAACGATGACCATGAATGATGTAACTGCTACTCTAGCTGACACTTTCGGCGGTCAAGCTACTGCCAAAGCGGACACGTTCGCTGGCAAGATGGCTCGTTTATCTGAGACTTTCAATGAAGCTAAAGAAACAGTCGGTGGGTACGTTCTCGATGCACTGACTCCATTGCTTGATGGCTTTGTGAATAAAGGCGTTCCAGCCATCACTGAATTCGCTGATTCATTAGGAAAGACACTTGGGCCAGCATTCGCCACAATCTTCAAAGTTATTAAAGAAGATTTATTACCAATACTTCAATCATGGTGGAATTTTTTATCAGGTGAAGTTATTCCAGCCATCATGTCAGTCGTCAAACCAATACTTGAAGGATTGTCAGATGCTTTTAACACTATCAAAAAAGCGATATCGGACAACTCTGAAGAATTACAGCCATTTTATGATTTCTTAAAAAAGGTCTGGGATTTCATAAAAGTCTATTTAGCACCGTTATTAGGTGGTGCATTCAAAGCAGCACTTGAAGCGATTGGAAACATCGTTGGCGGCCTTGTCACAGGGTTCTCAAAACTTGTTGGATTTATCAGTTCAACCGTAACCAAAATAAAAGAATTTGTTAATTTTATTAAAGACAATCCAATCACTAGATTCTTTTTTGGTGATTCAGGAAATTCTAAATCATTGACGGTTTCAGGATCTAGTGCGTCAGACTCTGGAGCTTTAGTCGTCAATGGCGGTGGATTCGATACTGGAACTGCTGGCGGAACGACTGGAATCATTTCATCAGCCACTGGTGTCGATTTAGGTGCATATTCTCCATCAATGCAAGCTGCAATCATTCGACGTGATGCTCTTAAAGCTGAAACGGCGCGACTTAATGCTGCACGCGATGCTGCAGCCGCTTCTCGTACTGCGGCAACTGGTGGGCTATCAACGGCTACCGTAGTCAATCAATACTTCAATGCTGTCGTGGCAGATACCGAAGCTGCTGCACGTGCAGTCGTTGAAGTGCTTAATGATTCGGCTTATCGTGGCACTGGTGGATCTAGCAATCTGGTTGCAGTATGACGCAATTCAATCCAATATGGCAGGTCACTGTTGGCGGATATGAATACACGACTGCCATTCTTTCGAATCTGACTATTACTTCAGGCAGGGTCAATATCTACGAACAAGCCAATGCTGGCTATGTCAATCTTGAAATCATCAATCTAGATCAATCTGCCGTGCCAATTACCATCAATGATTCAGTGACCGTTCAATTAAAAGATTCAACGAATACGTTCGTTCCAATCTTCGGCGGTTCGGTTGTCGATGTCAGCATTTCAATCGCTGACCTTGGCAATGTGGCCTTTAGCCAAAGTATCAAAATCATTGCGTTGGGTGCGTTAGCCAGACTTCCGAAAGCTTTGACAAACGGTGTTCTAGCTAAAGCCTACGATGGCACTCAAATTTACAACGTGCTCAAAGGCGTTCTCTTTGATTCATGGCAAGAAGTGCCACAGGCTTTGACATGGGCAACTTATTCACCAACAACTCAATGGAATAATGCTCAGAATTCTGGACTTGGTGAAATTGACCGACCAGGCAATTACGAACTTGCAGCTAGAACATCAGACCGAACCAATGTCTATGCACTTGTTTCAGCTCTAGCAACCAGTGGTTTGGGCTATATTTATGAAGATTCATACGGGCAGATTGGCTATGCAGATTCGACGCATCGAAGCCAGTATTTAGCAGCTAACGGCTACGTTGAACTTTCAGCCAATGATGCACTTGGTTCTGGATTGACTATTCAGCAACGTGCAGGTGACGTTCGAAATTCTCTAACAGTTAAATATGATGCAACTTCATCGTCCGAAAAATCTGCATCTAGTACCGAATCCATTGGACTTTATGGCGAACTAGCTCAGATAGTTACGACGACACTTCACAACGCTGTCGATGCCGAAGATCAAGCGGCGTTCTATTTAACACTTAGAGCATTCCCGCAATACAATTTCAATTCCATCACCTATGAGCTGACTAATTCCGAAATTAATGATTCAGATCGCGATAATCTCATTAA